CGTCTTGATCTAAGACTTGAGCAAAGTGCCCACCGCCTGCGATTTCAACCGTACCATCGTCAGGCGATTTTTGGGTAAACTTTTCTTGACTTTCTGTATCTTTTATTCTTTCGAATTTAAATCCGAATAGCTCTGCCATAATGTACTCCTACGTTCTTATGTATTTATGTAGGTAAATTAGAAGTTAACGCCACTTGATTCAAAGTGTTGATATCTCCATGTCACCTCAAACTCTTCAATGGTATTCGTTGAGTCAGCAGCCACTTCGATCTGTGGTGTTGATAACGGATACGCATTTCTCATAATGTAAGTTTTAAGAATAGTGTCATCTCTATCTAGTTGTTCAACAAACAAGTCAGCTTGATATTCTGCTGGTGATGAAACACCTGTGTTTTCAACCATGTCATTGATACCATTCATCCAACGCTCTATTGCATTTCTTACCATGAAGTCTGTATCATTGATAAAGATTGTTGACCAAGTATCAAACTCTCTGTCTCCAGCGATGTAGATATTTCTACCTCTGAAAGGTATAGGTATCTCACCAAGTGTTTGACCTGGTAAGTTTGAAGCCTTTGCTAAGAATGAACTTCTTCTTACATCTAATCCGATTGCGATACCTGGTGGTGGTGTAATAGTTACTCTAAACTGATTGGGTCTTGCACCTCCACCAATTAGATTTGCTTTAAAATCGTCTATTTTTGCCATCTTACGCTCCTCCTACTTCGGTAAACGCTACACCTGTTCTAGTTGCTATGAACGATAATGTGATAAAGTTAATAGCTCTTGCAGGTTTGACAAAGATGTCTGCGACAAACTCATTTCTGTCAATTACTTCGCCAGTATTGTTTGAAGCGTCTGCAACAACTGAGAAGTCAGATATTCCTCTTCGACCTTGTATGTCTCTTAGGAATGGCTCAACTAAGTTTCTAAATTGAGCTCTTGTAAATTCATCGTTGAATTCAAAGAGTTGGAATTTAGCTGCTGTTGCGATTGCTTTTTCCATTAACAAGAATAATCTTCTTACGTTAATTCTATCAAAAGCACTTGGTTTAGTTAAAGCAGTTTTGTCACCAAATAATACAACACCTTGACCTGGGAAGTTAACAACTGGGTTAACTCTTGCTCTATAAAGTATATCTCTTTCAGCATTGTTAGGGTTGTATGATAATTTGATTGCGCCTCTTATGTTACCTCTGTTAAATCCAGCAGGTGAAAAGAAACTATCTGCTATTCTATCTGTAAATGCACAAAGACCAGCGATGTCACCATTTAGTGGTACAAATCTAAAAACGTCATTGTATTTGTCATACATGTATTTGTATCCACTATCAAACACTACGTAAGATGAACTAGGACATGCATCGAAGCCAGCCTTTACGTTTTCAGTTTGTGTAGTAGTGTTCGCAATGTTAACTGTTGCTGATCTGTATGGTGATACAAACCCTACACAGTCTCGTCTTTTCTCAACTAGATCAGTAATCATAGTAACGTGTGTATCCATGTTTGATGCTGTATCTGCAGCTATTGAAGATGAACCACCAATTACTAAGTTAATGTCTAATGACTCTGTGTCACCAAATTTATCATATGCAAGTCTTAACTCACCATTTGTTAATGAGTAATCGTCTGTACCAGATGCTAATACAGTATCAGTTGGTGTATCAACTGCTGTGTACGCTGATGTTGTGTCAGTTCCCCAATTAGAACCAGATGAATTGTGGTCCATCCAATATACAAATTGTGATTGATTGTAAATTACATTTGGATAATAGTTTGTAGAACCTTGAGCTGTTTTTGCGTTAGGGTTTTTAGACATGTTTGCAAAAGTTTCGATAATTGCATTTTGTCTGTTTCCAGCTACATCTACAGCTGCACCAGTGATATCACCAGTAGTATCAAAAACTACTACGTGTATCTCGTCACCTGTTCCTCTTCCATTAGCTGTTGACCATGCAGATGTGCCAGGGGCTCCGTCAAATCTGTCATAAAATCTCCAACGTCTTTTAATAAAAGAGTTATCAGGTATGATGGCATGAGTACCACCGCCATTAGGGTCGTCTAATCTTCTAATTGTTGCAACGTTAGTTGAAGTGTTGATTGCTGTTACCTCATATTGTTTTCCCTCTTCACCAGTTACAGGTGTTGTACCCGCTGAGTCTGTAAAGAAAGATATAATATCGTGTACGTGTATTTCATCGCCTGATGCATCAATGTCATCTACTGCGATTGATGTTGAACCTGCAGCATCTTCCGTAACCGTTTGGTTAGATGATGTCAGCATTTCTTCGTATGCTGTTGCTGTAGCACAAATTGATACTCCTAATGAGTTACCATGTGTTCCAGCTGTTCTTGCAGCCCACTCACCTACTGACGCTTCTCCGTTTGAGAATGAACTTAGATAGTGATCTGTATCTCTAATTAGTATTGCTGTTCCTGAAGCAACTGCGTTTACTATTCCACTTTCTGCTCTTACTACTTGCAAGTTGTTAGTGTATTGTAGGAAGTTCGCAGCGCAATACCAGTTCTCGAAGTTTGATGAGTTTGGTTTGCCAAAATTCTTAATTAAGTCTTCTTCAGACGTTATAGTTGTTACAGATGAAACAGGGCCTTTTTCAAATGCTCCAGCGATTGCACCAATTGATGTTGCTACTGCTGGTACCACATTTGTTAAGTCAACTTCTTTTACCTGAACGCCAGGTGAGACTAAAAATGCCATTGTTGTTCTCCTTTTGATGTATAGCTATTACATTCTATTTTATATCTGTATTTATAGATATTTAATTTTCTAAACCCTGTTTTTTATAGACCGACCAGATATAAATACTGTATTATGCAATCTCATTATGAAAAATACAAAGAGACTATCAAGAAAGTGGCAAGAAGACACTATAACAAACGTGTATCTTGGCTAAATAATCATTTATCTGATAAGTCTTGTCAAAATTGTGGTGAGAGTGAAACAATATGTCTAAAATTTCATCCTCATGACTCCAATATACGTAAACTGTCTAAAATAAAAGGTGTTAATGGTGCAGGTAGACAAGAGATACTTAATTTAATTGATAGTTCTAAAATTATATGTCATAATTGTTGGATTAAACTTGATAATGATCTTATTGAGTTACTTTAACCACACATAAACTTTAATATCTTCATTACTGTATAGTCTATATGAAAAATCTTCAGGTTCTGATATTTTAAGTATTTCCAATAAATCAAAATTATCTTCTAGTGTTGTTATATTCTTTTCATTGTTTCTAATGAAATCCATAATTTCTTTATTTTGTTCTTGTATGTGCCACCACATACATTCTAAACCCTCTAAGAAAGAATCTTTATACCATTTATAATTTGGATATTTTATATCAAATCCACCTGCCTGTTGCCACCATTTATAACACTCATAATCTGGTCTATGAACAAATACTATGGGATATCCATAGTCTGATAAATTATCAAGATCATAAGAAAAGGTGTGGGATTTTATTATTCTTTTTCCTTTACCAGAAAAAGGTTTATCCCACTCCTCTCTTTGAGGTCCAAATTCCATACCAGGGTCAAAGTAAGAACCAACATGTTTTACTTTTTTATTTTTGTACACCCGATTTTTTTTGTAGTCAGATTGATCTATATCTTTTGATTTATAGATATCTCTGGCCACACCAGACCACTTAGAACCGGGTGCCCCTGTAAACAGAATATATGACATTACTTGGTAAGGTCTTCTTTGTATACCGTGTTATATCCAAGTTTTGTATTAGTAAAGTGTACCAATACGTTTAACGCTTCTGGTGTAATAAATGACTTTAGAATTTTAACAGTATCGTTACCGTCTTGTCCTACACGCCAATTATATTTTCCAACTTTCTTTTCAATCGCAGCCACAGACTCTGGGTCTGCAATCATTTTGTTTAACGCATCAATTAACTTTTGTTTATTAGGATTGTTTTTGTTAACCCAAAACGCTTTTTGTAAAGAGTCTCTCCATGACTTAACAAGTTTATATGCATCATAGAAATCACCATGTGCTTCACTTGCTTCAACATTGTACATATGAAAGTATAATTTTTCAAATGTTGGTTCTGAAAAATTAGGGTCATCAATATGTTGACCACTTTCTACATCTAATATTCCATGATGAAACCATGTCTCTGCAACTCCTTTTTCTATTAAAGGCATTACATGTTTTTTATATGCAGCTGGATTTTCTCTAGTTGCGTTTAAGTCTCCACGTATAAATGCAAGTCTTCTTTCTGACCCACTCATTCCTTTCACAAAAGTTATATTTTCGTCATAAGATTTATATGGATTTACATCTGGCCCACCCATTAACATAGTGATTGCCATGATCTCAGGTATCATACCTGAACCTGCAGAAAACTTAATGTCTTGACAACATCTATTTGCTATATCATCGTCAGCTCCAACAATAATATTAAGGTTCATATGTCCAATAGAATCCCAATCAGTATAATTATATTCAACGGGTTCTATTAGATAAGATATTCCATTACCACCATGTGATACTAGAATTGTTTTATCATCAAATCTAAATTCATTTTGAAATTGATTTGGGCCCATTTGATCTCTTGCACCAGGTAAGTATTTAAGAATAATCTTCTCACCTAAATGTTTTTCCCACTCTGCCACAACAATTTGTGACCAAACAGATGTACCACCTGAGGGTTTTTGAGGTACAACTAATGTGTAATCTGCTTTTGCAACAGATGTCATTAAAATTAATGCAAATAATATTCTAAGCATAATCTAACTTACTCCTTTTAGTAAATGACCAATATAGTATTATTGATATAGACAATAGAATGATTATGAATATTGGTCTGGTAATCAAATCATTTATTGTATGTAGTGATGTTAATTGATAAGTCAAAGAGTATATTCTATCACTTAACAAAAAACCAATTAGTAAAGCAGGTCTGCTAAATTTATATTTCTTCGCAATGATACCCACGATACTAAAAATCGTTAAAACTGCTATGTCTTCCCATCCACCAGTATATTGTAGAGTTGCCCATACAATTACAACTAAGATAAATGGAAAATAATATTTGTATGGTAGTTTTGCAATATATGAAGAGTAATATGCTAACACATAACAAATCAATGCTGTAATTAAAGTTCCTAAAAGAAACGCAAATGCCATACTATCAAATAACTTATCGTCATAAAAAGTTTCTGGTGAACCTAAGTCTATTCCAACGTATAAAAATAACCCCATCAAGATGGCTGCAAATGGAGCACCAGGTATTCCAAATAGAACTGTTGGTATAAATGAGGATGCCTTTTGTGAATTGTTTGCACCCTCAGCTCCAACAACACCTTTTACATTTCCTACTCCAAATTTTTCGTTTGGGTTAGATGCAACAGTTGAACCATATGCCATCCAATCTGCCATGGCGCCACCAAGACCTGGTAATAATCCTATGAAAGAACCTATTGCACCTCCACGTAAACTATCTTTCCAAGATTTAAACACATCCACAATACCTTGTCTTACTTGTTTCCAAGTTCCACTATACATATATTCTACTTCGTTGGTTGCACTACCTCTTTTCCAACTTGAATACAATTCTGGTATAGCAAATAGACCTGCAACAAAAGGAAGTATCTGAATACCATCCTCTAGATATTGCCATCCCAAAGTAAATCTAGGTACGTTGTTCGCATCTACACCAACCAATCCTAGTATGACACCAAGAACAATAGCAATAGTGCTTCTAATATAATTCTTTGTAGAAACAAATCCGACAGTTACAAATGCAAGTACGACTAATCCCCATAGTTCTGGTATACCCATGTACATTACAATGTTTGTATAATATGGTAAGAATAAGAATGTTAGTGAACCAAAAAATAATCCATTTAAAGTTGATGATGTTATTGCCGCAGATAAAGCTCTAGATGCCTCTCCGTTTTGTGCCATAGGAAATCCATCAACCATTGTTGCGGCAGCTGAGTTCGCACCTGGTATTCCTAACAACACTCCACTAAAAGAGTCACCAGTGGTAGAGGATGCAACAACAGCGACACAAAAGATAACACCAAGATATGGGTCAGATGCAAAATATGGCATAACTCCAAATAGAGTTATTAACCCAGTGGTTGCACCTGCAGCTGGAACTAGACCAACTATCAATCCGTAAAGGATTCCTAATAACAAAAATATTATTTCCATTTATTTACGTACCCACTCTGCATATAATCTATTACCATTATCTTCTTTTAAATCTTTCAATTCAAAATCATATTTATTACAAAAATATTTATTATATATTTCTGACCATGGAAAAAATACAATCTCATTTACACCTTGCCAAGGATGATCGCTTAGACCAGGATTTTGTCGCCAGTAAATTATATCATTTTTTTTAGTTATATTATGCAGATGTTCTATCTGTTTATCAACCACTTTTTCATCGCCAAAATTTAAACTTCCTAATGCTAGATACACATCAAAATTTTTGTGTGGTGTGTAATCTTCAAATGCAATCTCTTGATCTGAATCACTATTACATGGGTCTATTCCATATAAATTAGGGAAATGTGGTTTAAGTAAATTAAACCCACAACCTATATCTAATATATGTGCGTCTTTATCTATTTTAGATAATAACTGCCAACCAGAATATTTAAACTTATCATAGTTTGGTTTCCAATTATTTCTAAAGTAATAATCTATTGAAGGCATTAACATATCATCTATTTAAATAAGAACCATCTGTAAAAATTGTATCTTTTAATCTTTGTAAACAATCTTTCCAATTGTCTAAAGGTTTAACATCTATAAATTTTGTTAGATTATAATAGGTTTCATCGTCTTTGTCAAGTAAATTATTGATCTCTAATTCATGGTTTAATGGGTGTTTTGGATACTCAAAAGTTAAATAATTTTTCTCCCAAGTCTTTAAATGCGCCTCTGCTTTTTTGATTGATTCAAGATCAGTATTAAATACTTCAACTTTATGATTTTTTAGTTCACCTTCTTTTGAAAGTTCAAGTTTTACATTTAAAGCTGCATTCCAAGTAATATGTCTACTTAAATATAAATCTCTATAACTTGAATACGGACTTAACACTACAAAAATTATTTTATGATTTGTTTGTCTTAATATTTCATATTCAGAGTAATCCCATTTATTATTTTCTAACCAAGTGACATTAACTGTACTATGTCCATGTTTATTATTGGTAGGTATGACAGATTTAATTTTATAACATTGTCTATATTGATTTTCGCTAGGATATTCTTTTTTAAATGATAAATTATAGTCTTCTACATTTTTTACATCAAGAAAACTCACTTTTATGTTAGGTTCAGGTGTAACAGCAGATACTAATCCACCTGATCCACTAGTAACATATTTGATTTGTTCAAACCCATCATGTTCAGATATAAAACATCTTAATAAGTCTCCATATGAACCAGCTGG